CCAACGGTGGATCGCAAACGGTTAACTGGCCCGGAGCAGTAGATTGGGCCGGAGGTTCTGCGCCAACTCTTACTACAGCAGGAATTGATGTACTTACGTTTACCACTGTTGACGGCGGCACGATCTGGTACGGATTCCTTGCTGGCGCGGATATGAAGTAGATGCCATTAGGTGCAAACAAAGTAGCCCTGTATGGCGTAGCGGGAGTATCAACAGAAACAGCCGTGTTGTTGTCCACTGCGACAGCAAGCAGTAGCGCATCTATATCGTTCACGTTGCCGACTGCTTACAAGCAAGTGAAGTTTGGGTTTTACAATATTTATCCAGCGACTGATGCGGCAGAGTTTACTTTTCAAGTTGATGCGTCAGGTGGATCGTCGTTCAACAAAACAATGACTACCACTGTGTTCAGGGCGTATCACTTTGAAAGTGACGGAGCCGCTGTACTCGGCTATGACACAGGTGGAGATCAAGCGCAAGGAACCGCTTATCAGCAACTTGCCTTAGACGTTGATGGAGATGCCGACAGTTCTCTTGCCGGTGAACTTACTCTCTACAATCCCGCATCGACAACGTATGTGAAGCATTTTACTTCCCGTATTCCATATTCTTATGATGGTGGCGCAAACTTCGATATGTTTAACGCTGGTTATATAAACGAAGGATCAACCGCTATCGGAGAAATTAATTTCAAGTTCAATAGTGGAAACATTACAAGCGGTACGATCAAGATGTGGGGGATTAAGTAATGAGTGATGACTGGAAACTACTCAACACCTCCACAGCATCTGGCGCAAGCAGTGTCGTATTCACTAGCCTTACGGGTTACAAGATATTTAAGTGGGTGCTGATTGATATGTTACCCGCAACGAATAACTCTCATTTGAAATTCAATTTCTCTACGGATGGTGGTAGCAGTTATTTGACGAATAGTGGAACCACCGGAATGACTAGCACATTTTTTGGCTCATGGAACGACGAAGGTTCGCCAAACACTAGCGGTCTGTCCTATCAGACCTCATACGATATGCCTCATGCGGGAACAGGAGGATCATCCGATGATATGTTCTTTATACCCGGAATGGGCAATGGCGCTGATGAGTCAGGAGTAGGTGAATTATTCCTCTTTAATCCTGAAAGCACTACCTATGTAAAGCACTTCTACGGAACGTCCCAGGACTATCAAAACGAAGATCGCTCACAGGAAAGTTTTGTGGGTGGATACTGCAATACCACCAGTGCAATCAACGCTTGCATCTTCCGGTTTTACAATAGTGTGACGTTCTCTGGAACGATCAAGCAATACGGACTGGTGGCAACATGAGCGGAAAACTAACACTCATCTCATCAGCCACGGCATCCAACTCTGCAAGCGTGGAATTCACCAGTGGGATTGATTCGACGTATGACGAGTATCAGTTCTGGTTTGTGGATATTTCTCAGACAGGATCATCAACTGTTGAGTTTTCGTTTCAAGCAAATGCGTCTGGTGGGTCTGGATTTAACGAAACAATTACCTCTACGTTCTTTTGGGCTGTTCATCAGGAAAATGGTACAAGCGGATCGTTAAGTTACCAAACAGGATATGACCAAGCGAATGGAACTTCGTATCAACCCATTGCGGCATCTATTGGTCAAGGCGCAGACGAATGTGCGGCAGGAGTTCTACATTTGTATTCCCCAAGTTCCACATCGAAAGTCAAACATTTTACGTCGCGGTCAAACTGGTACGACCCATACTATTCAATCGATGGTTTTTCAGCCGGATACATAAATACGACATCAGCGATAGACGAGATTTCTTTCAAGATGAACACCGGAAATATTCTTGCGGGCAACATCTACCTTTTCGGAGTAAGTTAAATGCACAAAATAGTAAACGGTCAGCGCGTAGAACTTACTGACGCTGAAGTAGAACAACGCGAAGCGGAAGAAGCGGCATGGCAAGCGGGTGCGTTTGATCGTGCGATTGCAGAACTGCGAGGTCGCCGGAATCAAATGCTTGCCGCAAGCGATTGGACGCAAGTAGCGGATGTGGCGCTAACCACTGAACAGGACACCGCATGGCGCGATCACCGCAAAGCCCTCCGTGATCTAACCGCAGGGTTGCGAACCGCTGACGATGTGAGCGCGGTGGAGTGGCCGACAACCCCTTAGATGGCTCTGATAAACATTGATAACCTTGGCGAACTCGGAATAGTCAAGGATATTCCCTCTTACCAGCTTCCCCAAAATGCTTGGTCAGACGGAAACAACGTCAGAACACTAGACAACGCGATAAAGAAGGTAGACGGCTACCAGGAAATCATTTCCTCTTGCCCGATTGTTCCTTACTTTGTTTTTCCGTTAGAAAGCGGGGCTAACTACTTCTGGATCGCCGCTGGTCTTACGAAGGTCTACGTCCACAATGGATCTTCTTGGACAGACATAACCAGAACTAGCGGTGATTACTCTGCTACCGCAGTTAAGAATTGGACAGCTTGTGTTGTGGGTGGTGTTTTAATTATGGATAACGGGGTAGATGACCCGCAGGAATGGCCTCTTACATCCGGTGCTGCATCTGCTTCTACAAAGCTTCAGGATCTTTCTAACTGGCCCGCCTCTACAGAGTGCGAGGTCATGCGTACATTCAAAACCTTCCTGATTGCGCTGGACCTTACCAAGTCCTCTGTAAACTATTCCAGATTAGTTAAGTGGAGCCATGAGGCGGCGACACAAGCTACTCCGACTTCCTGGAATGAGGCAGATGGCACGAAAAGCAGCGGTGAGTACGAACTTTCGCAAACCCCCGGACGGGTAATAGATGGGATTCCGGTAGGCGATAACTTCTTCATCCTGAAGGATGATAGTTGTTACCTCATGTCCTATGTCGGTACACCGTTTATTTTCGCCTTCGACATCATCTCTTCCACAATCGGCGGTCTTTCAAAAAACTGTGCCGCAGAGTACGAAGGTGGCGTGTTTTTTATGGGTAACTCCGACCTGTATACCACGGACGGAAGAACGGTAAAACCACTACTGCCGAATAGACTGCGCCGATACCTTACGGACAACCTTTCTGGAACTAACTTCAACAGATCCGTCGTTGTCCCTGATTACACCCGTAAGGAAATGATAGCGTGTTTCCCGACTACTTCTTCCACTTATTGTGATAAAGCAATCATCTGGAACTGGTCTACCAACACCTTCACCCTGCGTGACCTTCCAGACATTTCTCACGCAGCTTACGGTGTTAAAGCTATCGCATCTGACTACGACTCCAACCTCTTAAACGTAGTCTTTGTCGATCCAGGGAATCAGAAAATCTATCGTGATAACCGTGGGAATACGAAAGACGGCACGAACATGACCTCTTACATTTCCAGAGAGGGCTACACGATGAATTCCGAGGGCATAAATGATGCCCACGCGATAAAGCAACTCCGCGCCATTTATCCGAAATTAAGTTGTACTGGAAGTGTCAACTTCTATGTTGGATCTACTATGGACGCAGATGACACTATTTCGTGGGGTAGTGCAGTTACTTTCAACCCCGACAGTCAATCTAAAGTTTCTTGTCGAACTACAGGAAGGTATATCGGAATCAAAGTGGAATCAGACGGTGATGTTGATTGGAAGCTCCACGGCTTGCAGTTAGACATCATCAATAAAGGCAATAGGGGAACTCAGAGCTACTAATGGCGATTAACGAAGATAAAACCCAACGTCAGATCGTCAGATACTCCCCAAATCCCCCGCCAAAAGGAAAAGTCGAACCAGATATTCTGGCTCACTATCTTTTCCAAGAACTTAAAAGAATTTCCTACGTTATCGACAACCTTTCCAAGAACCGTTTTGAGGTGCTGTATGAGTACCCAGAAAAGCCACGGGAAGGGGATGTGATCTACGCTGATGGGACTAATTTAGATCCCACCGGAGCAGGTTTTGCCGGTTTGTTTGTCTACGACTCTACGGGGCAGTGGAATTGATAAGACCCATGCAAATTGAGGACATCAACGCTGTGCTTTCTCTCGCAAAACAGATGCACGAAGAGAGCGCGTACAAACATATACGTTTTGATGACCAAGTATTCATCGGCACCGTTGCTGATTGTATGAAAAATGGATTCGCTTGGGTCGGGGAAGCAGACGACGAAGTTGTGTCTGGATTTCTCGCGAACATCACTCCCTACATTTTTAGTAATGATCGTTTGGCGTGTGATTACGGTGTGTTTACCAACAAAAAACATCGCAAAACCCGTTTAGCGTACAAAATGCTTTTGGAATACATCAAGTGGGCAAAAGAGCAAGATGCGAAAGAAATTATGATTGGCGCAAGTGAAGGATTTGAACAAACGTGGGCAGATCAACTAGGACGTTTTTTACAAAAAAGACTTGGCTTTAAACCAGCCGGTCACTGGTACAAGTTGAGGAACTGATATGTGTAGAGGTGGTGGAAACGTAACAAGAACAGAACCGTGGGAAGAGCAAAAGCCGTACCTTGTAAGCGGCTTTGAAAATGCGGGCGAACTGTTTGAAGGTGGTATGCCAGCCTACTACGGTGGCGATACCGTAGCTGGGTTCACTGGCGCGGGAAGTGCCGCACAGACAGGAATTCAAGACTACGTTACGGGTGGTAGGGCAGCAGCCCAGCAAACCGCAGCAGAAGATTCTCTAAGAAGGATGATGTCTGGTGAGGTGGATGACTCTAAGTTCAACCCTGTAATGGACGCAATGACCCGCTCTGTGATGGGCAAACTGACCTCCGATATGCTCCCACAAGTTCAGGAGAACATCACCCAATACATTCCGGGTGGAGGGAGTAGAGGCGACATTGTAACGGCTAATGTCACTACATCTGCCGCACAGAAGCTTGCTGATGAGGTAGCGAAGAACCGTTACGGTGCTTACCAAGACGCACAGCAGTTACAGGCGCAAGGTGGACAGCTTTACCCATCCATCATGGGCGCACCTATTCAGGCGTATGCAAGTCTCGGAGATGTCGGAGAGCAACAGCGTCAGCTTGGACAAGCGAGGATTGATGCC